GCCTGACCAGGGTTTGCCTGAGTCACTGTAGCAAACGTCTTATTCGGATAATCGATGTTGGCAATCTCGATTTCCGTGACGTTTGCATGCCTCGGCGCCGAAAGGTTCGAGACATAGATTGTAACGTTGTGATTGTAGCGCAGGAGTCGAACACCATAGTCAGTAGCGCAAGTATAGGTGTCGAATCCTGTAGGCGAATTCGTCGCAACCGAAGAGATTGTGGCTAAGACTCCGTTACCGGAAGTCATAGCGCAGCAATCCAACCAGCGCCGATATTCAGCCATAGCATCAGCAACGTTCTCTCGAACAGCATCAACGATTGCCTTACGCCGATCATCCGTTGCCCAAGCAGCCTTGAGACTCCATTCAATTGCGTGCTTGGTTGTGACAGGTGTAATGACGGCCTTATCGAATTTCGGACCCGAACCTCGACCAAGGTCGCCACCCTCAGGATTGAAAGCTCCCGGCTTACCACCAGGCCACATCTTCAGGGGAACTCTCATTTCCCTAAAAGACACAACCTGAACGTCGGAAGCCTTCTCGACAGCAGAATAAAACGTGTCCTCAACCTCGAATAAGTCAGGAAGCGCCGCCTCAACCTTTTCTAACTCGGTTGCGGCAACATCAGCTTCAGTCTGTGCAGCCATTTAGATTCTCGCTACCTTGCCCTTGCTTTCGACAAAGGCATTGATAAAGTCCTTCTCGTCCTTATACTTGCTCCAATCGACCTTACCAGTGCGGGCCGATGGAACTTCCTTTGACCCTAATGGACCCACTTTACCGCCAGTGGGTTTTTCCGGTTCGACCTCACCAAGAATTTCCTTCACTACTGCGGGCATGATTTGCTTCGCTCGCCCGATTAGCGTAGACACAATCTTATTTCGGCTCTCAATCGAATATCCGCTATTCTTCGACTTGAGCCAAAGTGTGTTCATCAACTTGATATGCCGCGGATCTTGAGAAAGAACCTCATTGATCTTCTCAAAAACATCACGAATCGCAGCGGACCGCTTGTATGAATCCTCAATCTTGATGTTCCGCGCAATTTCTGTGAGAAGAATCTTCTGCGATCTCTCCGCTACTTGAGAATAAACTTCGTTATAGCGCTGAAGCTCTAAGGTTTGCCGCTCCTTTTCCAGCTTCTCCTTTTCGGCCTGAATCTGAGGATCAATTTGCTTGCGCTTCAATCCAATCTCATTCAGATTTGTCGTGCCAAATCCGAATTTCGCGGCATGAAGCGCAACGGCCTTGAGATTCTCGTCGCCTGACTTCTCTCCTTCAACGAAAATGCTCTTGATGAACTCTCCAATGATAGGACCAACGACGTTGTAATACGCATTTTGGTCCTTAGAATAGAGACTCGGAAGAAAGTTTTCGGCGACCTGATACAGAAGATTCTTCCCACCTTGCTCTAGCGTATCAAGAAGAGCATTAACCGACCCTTTGGATAAATCCTGAGCAAGAGTATCGAAGAGCGAGGATTTGTTAAATGCCTCTTCCGCATCCTCGACGGTCGGAAAGATTGACGAATACTTGCCCTCGCGGAAATAGACTTCCCGCATATCAGGGAAGTCTTTGAAGAAGTCTGGATACTTGGCCTTAATATCCTTGAAGAGGGGCCTTTGATATTTAGGAATCTCAGACTCTTCTTCCTCTTCCGCTTCTTCAGGCTTCTCTTCCTCTTCCTCTTCCGCTTCCGTTAGCTCTTGCTCTTGTTCTTGCTCTTCCGTTTGCTCTTGCTCTTCCGTTTTCTGCTCAAGATCCTGAGTTTCCTCCGGCATTTGGCCCTCCTAAGAGTTTAGCATGTTCTAAGTAATGATTGTAGATTCTCTGATAAGCTTCGGGATTAGTGTTCTTTAGGTCTCGGCCCTCTTCAGAGATTAAGAAGGACCGGCATTCCGCAGATTCAGCAGCGTGGTTGTCAACCATTTGGTCAACTTGCACGTCATTGCCAGCGATTAATTCCTGAATTTCGGCACGCTGCTTGACTTTGTCCTGATAGAACGGAATCAAAAGGTCACGAATGCCTAGAGCATTCTTGATGATGTAAGCATTCTCAGGCATTGAGAAGAGTTCAGCAATTGCTGGAGAATTGATCTCGATTAGCCTGAGAAGAACATCTCTTTGCTGCGCCCAAGTCACGGGCAGCGATTCGTCAGCTTCGGGCTCAACTCTACCAATTCTACCCGACAATTCCGTTCGGCGAATCCAAACGTTGATGAACGATGTGCCAAGCTTCTCTACTTCGCGCTCGTCATATTCGAGCATCTTGGCATAATCTCGACAAGCCTTAGCAATAACTTCGGCCCAGGTCTCTTTCATCATTGTCCAAATCGTAGAAAGTCTCTGTAATGCCTGAGCCCTAGATTGAGAATATTCTGAGGCCGTCCGTGAGCCGGAGAGAATGCCGCCGTAAATTGAAGGGAATGCTCCAGTAACTAGCTGACTTAATTGTTGAAGATTGCCATAAACATCCTTGACCTCTTGGGAAAGAGTCGCCGTTCTGGTCGTCATAATGAAATCCTGAATCGCTCGGCCTGGAGGAACGGACTTCGTAGGCCAAACTTTTCCAGGAGAAACATCTGACGCAGAATAAGCATTCAAATCAAGCACATCAGCCGCAGCAAAAGTCTGCGGAATCCCATGCTTGATTGTATCCATCGAGAGATTGATCAATTCATTCGTCGCATCCTGAACCGAAATGCAGCTTGATCCTAGCGGTCTTGCATGAATGTAGTTTGATAATGGATTATGCGTAAATGTCCAATGCTCCTCGGGATTCTGATTCTCGATGTCCACCAGGACTTTGTTCACATAGATTACGTAGAGGCCGTCAGGATAATTCTGCTTTAAATAATCCCGAACATCCTCGTCGTCGATGTATTCATAAGCCCAAGCATAAAGCCAAATACATTTCCAAGTATCTAAATGATCGTAATCGCCGCGATATAAAGATGCTCGACCTAAGCGGCGATAATCCGAATAAATGTCGGTCGAAGGTCGAGTAAGCTTGTCCTTGTGCTTTTCAAAAAGTCTTCGAGCTAACGATGGATGAGCCTCGAAATCCAAAATGATGTAAGGAGAATCCTCTTGGTCCTGAACATACGGCGCAATCCTAACATGCAACGGACCAAAGACCTTGATCAATTCTCGACTCTTAGGATGCTCTTCCTCGACCGTTTCGTAATAGGTCTCTTGAACAGATTTCCTTTGAGGCTCAATGTCAGAATTACAATACGGGCAATTGCTCGTATTTTCCTCTAGCTCTACTTCGCACTCAGGGCAGACCAAAATTTCCCGATCAAATGAGACTTCCTTTTGGTAGGCCTTCTTATACGTGCCGTATTTCGAGGATTTCCTAGAATAATTCCAAAACGCCGCAAAGTGCTGATTGTAGAGAATGTAAAGCGCACGAGTAATGATAGTATGCGCCCGATTATGCTTGATAATTAACGTAGCGATTCTTTGATAAGCCGAAGCCGTCGTAACATCGTCCGTAGAATCTGCATCGTCTGGATAGAAATTGACCTGAGGCACGGTCGAACTCATCGCAGCGATAACAGATTCTCCATTAGGCGTGTAGACATTCGCCGTGAATAATTGCTCTTCATCCTGAGCATCTTGGAGAAATTTTAATGTATCGTTATCAAAGAAAACATGCTGGCGACTAAACCAATATTGCTCGGCGACAAGCGCTTCCTTGAAAAATCTACGGTGTGCAAGATCATCCTCATTCTCGAACTTGCATACCGTAGACCAAATCGCCGATGCTAGCTTATCATTATCAATCGCCATGTTCTAATCTCTGCCGCTTTTCACGCCAAGTCTCTTTGGGCCGAATTGCAATTCCGGGATTCAGCATCCGAATAAGTTCATCAACCCTTTGGCGCTCGAACTCCAAGGATTTCCGATAAACCTCGCACACGGGGCATTGCTTTGTGGAATCTTGGGACTCCAACGACTCTTTCCTTTCTTCCAGCGAGGATAAGAGCAGCGTCGGCGCTGCTAAGGAATTGTCTTTCCTGAAATTTGCGAGCGATGACATCGTCTTGATGAAGCCTAGCCATTTCATCTTTAGCTTCATCCTGATACTTGACAATGGCTTTAAGGATGTATCTAAGACAATCGTAGGCATCGTCGCCCTCAAATTCAGCTACATCTTCCTTATTCTTCTCATCATAAACGCAAAGAGGAATGACTCTAATCAACTCTTTGCATGTATCGAAGATTTGTAATTTGGGAAGATTCGATTCTGCTTCTGGATTCCTTAACCTAGAAAGATAATCATGGTAGGCATTGATGCCCTGAGATTTGAGCAGATATTCAGCGTAAGTCGGATCGTAAGTTCGATCAATTTCCTTGTTCGTGCGGAATCTCAAATATTCCTGGATTAAAATCTTCCCCGAGACTCTAGCTTTCGATGCTTTTTGTAAAGTAATTCCTAACTCTTGGAGACGAGCAAATCTGACGAATTGCTGAGCGATTGTCTCCTCTTCGCCCCGCTCATCCCAAGCATTAGTGTCGATTCCGACAACTTTTACGTTTTTGTCCACACGAAGAAGATCTCCAATTTCCGTTGCCCACGTAGAAATTGGAGTCTCTTTTACGACATACTCTCGATAAATGTAAACCCTACCGGTTGGGCTAATCGCGGCAAATAGCGCTACGGTATTTGCCGTGAAGCCCCAGTCGATCATGCAAACCTTAGGCCAATAACCAGGAATAGCGAATGGCTCGATTACATGACGAGCATTTTGAGGCTCATCTGGGAGAGGCTCAATACGGAAATCCGTAAAGACTTGCCCTTTGAATTGAAACCAATCCCCTAATTTTGCTCTACGCTCAGCCTCGGGCAGTAAGGATAATCGGTCAATATATCCTGGGTCATTCTGAAGGCCAACTTTATTGTCGGTTGGCGCTGCTTTTAGGAAAAATCGCTTGATTCCAGTAACTTTATCCTGAATGACGACGCTGCCCTCGGGATATGGCTCGATGAATCGACGGCGAACCCAAGCGTGACCAATTCCTCCAGGCATTGCGGAGGAACGAATGATTGCAGGAAGATCTTTGGATGAAGAGCGGCACCGAGTGAAGAGGTAGAAATATTGGAATTCGGAAAACGACGTCAATTCATCGAAAGCAATGTAGTTATATTCGACGCCGTCGTATTTCCGAATATCCTGCTCTTCCTCGGCATGCCCAAAGTGCATCTGAGCGCCGCTAGGAAATGTCCAACGCTTTTCTTGCTTGTTGTATTTTCCTCCAGCGGCGCCGTAATAATCGTAGGATCGATTGATAATTTCCTTCTCTAATTCAGGAAATGTCCTACGAAGAATGATGCCCTTGAACTTTGGATGAAGATGAAATTGCCTAGCTAGCGGAAGAATGACTAAAAGCTCGGTCTTGCCAGAGAAAACGGACCCGCCATATAATGCCTCGAAGATTGAGTCGGGCAATGCTAAGAATTGCTCTTGCTTTAATGACGGAGTCCAGGTTCGCATGCTATCCTAGATTAATCCTTGCCCTTTGGATAAACCGCTAGGGAATGCAAAGAAAATGAGGCTCCATTTCCCAAGAATTAGAGAAATCCTTTGTCCAAACCGTTAATGCGGCTGAACAAAGGGCGCATTTAATCTCGACGCTAAATGCGTCGTTGATAAAATCTACAGGAAATGAAGTCCTACGGCGAGGCTCAACTCTGACCGAGCGGAAAATTGAGGTCTTATTTGTGAAGAACGTGATGAGGAAGTCCTGGGCCTTTTGCAGAGGATTTACCAGAATTAGCCAAGACTTTCGATTCTGCCAATCCTGAGCCTCTGGGAAAAGGATCTTCATGGAACCATCCGAACCACAGTAATCTGCCCAGGCTTGGCTTGAAATCCAAAAGGGTTAGATTGCTCCGAATTAACGGATGGACCAAGATCAGAATTGGCCCGCATAACCGCACGATAAACTGTGTTAAAGGAAACTGGAGCGGAAGGAAGGTTCGTTACGATGCAATTACCGTTAGAAGTAAACGAGCTTCGAGGAATATCTACCGAAGTAACTGGACTTGAGGCTCCATCTAGGAAAAACTCTACGGTATAAGAATTGATGAGAAATGCCGTAGATCCTAGCTTCGTCGTATTATGATCTGGAGAAATTGCAGCAACCTTTGTAGGATTAACCACTAATCCAGGATTTGTATCACACTGAGCAAAGGCGGGCTTGACAAAGAACAAAAGAATTAAAGATCCGAGCATCTTTAGTCGGATCTTAGGCAGCTTGATTTTTCTTGCTGAGATTTTATTGGTCTTGAATTTCTTGACCTTCATCGGTTTAGGAATGCCCGCGACTCTCATAGATGCTGCAATAGCCTGCTTTAGAGGATGCCCCGAATGCACCATTTCACGAATGTTCCTGGAAATAATCTCTTTGGATTTGCCTTTAAGCAGGGGCATGATTTATCCTACGATGACCTTGAACTCATCCTCATCCTTGGTCCTGGGCGCGTAAATAATGACCTGATTTTGAGTCTGATTTACCTGATTATTTCGATTCGAGGTCTTCTCTAAAATTCGGGCCATGTCCGCAGCGACGGAAGAGAGATCACGAAGTTTGGCATTTTCCATTTTCTCAGGCGTGATTAATCCCAGGGCCTCGACTAATTTTAGGGCTGCCGTTTCCTGAATGTTATCAACTAACTTGTCTAACTTTGCTTTCGCTTCAGGATTCTTGAATCGCCCGTTTGTCGTGCTCTCAACCGCAGAATAGCTTAACCCTAAGTCTCTCGAAGCCTTGGAATACTGCGACAAAAGTCCCGCTGCCCCTACAATGACCTTTGCCGCTACGGGCATGTTCGGGGCTCTCTTCCGAACAATCTTTGAAGATCGCTCGACTCTCAGCTTGGCCTGCTCTTCGGTTAGGGTCATCCTATCATAGAATAGAAAGGAGAGTGATTTCTAAGCTAGATTGGTGAGGATGATGTTAGATAATGAGGCTCATTTAATTAAATCGAGAATTAATTAAATTAATTAAATCAAATCGATTTAATCAAATCGATGTTGGGAGAAACCTCACTACGTTCAGGGCGGCGCGGGGACCCGTCCGCACAGGCACCCTACCACAGACATGATGCTTCGCCCGGGTTTCGCTTTCGCCCGGGTTTCGCCCGAAAACTCGCGCGCAAGCTCTCGCGCGCGGGAGTTTTGCCCACGTCCGAGTAGTCTGCCTGGGGGCAGACTTCCTAGAATCGCGTAAATCCTTTAGAATCAATAACTTAGAATTGCTCAGGTTGACTAATGTCTGCCTACAGGCAGAAAATCGCGATTCAATTTTACGTAAGTGCTTTAGAATCAATAACTTAGGAATTGGCACCCGGGTTGCTATATAGGGGGGTAGATGACAGCGGCAACGCCGGGCAACCGGCCGGTCCGCGACCGTTCCTTGAAAACTGAATAGCGCGGGGTAGGCACCAACGCCGGGAGTGCCTATGGCTCGAATCGTTTCGGCTTCCGCCGAGATGGTGAAAGCCGGCCGACTCTATGCCACCGTTGAAAAGACGGCGGTATTGGACGATGGCCGGGTTGTCACCTATCGGGTTGTCCCAGATGATAGGGCTGCCGACCTGGTTCTCGCGCTGCCGGACACCATCGTTGCTCAGGTGGTTCGGCAGTCCGTCAACCAGGCGCTCCGCAACGCCGCCATCGCGGCGGCGGCGGACCTGGACAAGCGGCTTCGGGACGCTTACGAGTCCCTGAAGACGCTGCGGCCAGACCTGAGCTTCGAGGCGTTCAAGGCGAGTGTGCTGAAGTAGTGCCACACTCGCTCTGAATCCTCGAATACACGGCACGGTCCGCACAATCCCGTGCGGCGTGCCGAAAGGAACGGTAAACCCGCCTGCTCCGCGCTGTTCAGTCTCGCTACCCGCGCGCGCCCCCAAAAGGACAGCGCGCGCGGGTAGTGCCCGGAAACCAGACCGTAACCAAAGGGAGGACACCGTGACAGTCCGTGAACTCGTCCTGAGCAAGCTTCAGGGTGGGGAGCGACCGATTCAGGTTCTGCAGGAGCTGACTGCAGAAGTGGCGATCCTGGTTGCGTCCTGCCCGTTCGATGATATCCGTCGGACCCTCGCCGACGATATCATCACCCTCATCACAGTCGCTACCGGCCGCAGCGGCAGCGACGGACACAACACGATGAACTAGCAAGGCCGGGGGGGGGGGGCAGAGCAATCTGCCCCCCACTCGATTCTCTTTCTTTTTCGTTTTTTTTTCGGGCCGATTCCGGGCCGGGCCGATATTATCTACGCTCTCTCGGATTCTCCCCCGGCCACGGACATTATCTACGCGGCCCGCCAAAATTTTTGAAAAATATTTTTCGACCGCTCGCT